GGTTTTCCCAATGGTCTTGGTTCTGAATCACTGGAACCATGAGGATCTGGACCATAAATCTGATATGGTCTTTCAAGAATCAAATATGCCTCAGTCATGAATTCTGAGAATGTTTTTTGCTCTCTGAAGTCTCTAATATTATTCTTTGCTCTTTTTGCGCGAAGTTCAGATCTTCTTGCAGATACTTTTTCTGGATTCCAATCTTTTTGATAAGTGACTCCACCAAACTCAGCATGTTCTTTATATTTTGGTAGTTGTGATCCTCGAACTGTTTGACCACCACGATCTCTTCTAGTCTTATCTCTTCTTTTTTGTGTGAGACGTTCTTCAGTATCTCTTGAAGTTTCACCACGAACTGGTAATCTGTCTCCAGGTGATAAACGAGCATTACGAATTGTTTTTTTCTGATCTGCACTTAAACGATCATCAACTCTTGCTTCATTCACATAACCACCACCAACTGCTTTACGAATTGCATTCACCGCTTGAGTGCGAAGTTCTCTTCTTTTTTCTCCCTTACGAACTAATCCTTGTTTTTGTGCTTCAATGTTGGTGCGTTGTCCAGATTTCTTTGCCTTTTGAAGTTTTTCATATTTTCCTTCTGAGTCATCACCTGCAAACTCAGACCATTTACGATCTTCTGGTGATGATCCTGCTCTTGATTTCTTTTTTCCTCTTTCGCTACGATGAGCACTCTTTCTCTGACGATCTAATGAATCAGCATGAGGTCTTGTACCTGGTTTTGCCCATGTAACATTCTCTCTTTCCGAATCCTGATGAGTTTCACCACTACTAAAGCGTCCTCTTCTGGAAGACGCTTTTCTCATTGCAGTAGTTTTTGAACTTTCACCCTTTTTTTCCAAATATTCGTCTTGCTTATTACCTTCGTTAATCATTTTAACAAATACTTTTTACAGTATTTATTAGAACAATGATCTGGATCGATACATGGGTGGTGGAAGATCACGATTTAGTAAATATGTCAATCGATTCAAATCTTTATCTTGTCTTTTCTGTGCTGGTGTTCTTTTCTTTCTCTGTTCTCTCTCAACTTCATAATCTCTTGAATATCCACTTCCAGCATCTTCCTTAACTGCTTTTGCAAGTTTCAGTGGTTCTTTCTTTTTCAATGGTTCAAGATATTTTTCCTTCCAACCAGGTGGTGGTCCAGATGGTTCTGGTTGAGGTTTTGGTTCATAAGGTTGATATGGAGATCCACCACTTTCTAGCATAAACTGTGAAAAAGTTTTCATAATTCTACAGTGGTGTGAGAAGAGTGTTGTTCATTGACCTTCGAACAAAATTCTTGATTTTATCTGGTTTTGGTGCTGGTTTCACTGCACTGGTTGGTCGCATCATCGCTTTTTGAAGATTTCTTTGCGTTTCTGCATCCATTGGGATGACCTGTGCTGGTTTAATTGGATCACCCGCTGCTTCCATGAATTGTGAGAAGGTCTTCATGTTTTTATTTTTATTTAGACCATGCTTTCTCCATCGTAAAGTTTGCATGAGAAAACACTTCACGCTTAATCAGTTTATAAGTACCATACTCATTGGACATCACAAAACCTTCAGCAGTAATACGATCATAACCAATATATGCAGCAGGACCATCACAACGACACATATAAAGACAATCTTCTTTGATTGACTTCACCAACTTCCAAAACTCAATCAACAGACGATCACACTCAAATTCTTCAGGATGAATCTCACGTTGCTCGCGGATACAAGCATTAATTTGCTTCTTAATCCTTTCTGCTTCAGATTTGGATGCAAAATTAACCATGCTAGACATTTGTCGTGCAAAGTCACACACCTCATCCACATCAGCAAATGACAACTGATTGTGAACAATATATGCTTTTGGTTTCACAAACAGAACATTCTCAGTGCTGTCCAGATTCAGCATCAGTGGAATTGCCCAACTGTCACGCAGATCATCATTTGCTTCATAGACAGTATGAGGAGCAATGATCAGATGTTGAGAAATAACTTCAGGAAATTGATAGGTAATTAGATTGGATTTGTACTCGTCACTACCACCAAAACCGATAAAATCACCTTGAATAATGGATTCAGTGCGGGGAAGATAATCAAAGCAAGCATGAAGGATTTCTGCTACATTACCTTCATAATGCTGATCAATCTCTCCATGAGAATGTGCAATGCGAATCTTCTTTTTGTTAAACACTGCTTTGGTGCCAACGAAGAATGTATTGGTTGCAGGATCAGTACCCCACACAATCGCAGGAGCACCATCCATCTTGACAGACAGAGTGCCTGCTGCCACAAACCACTCCAATACATTCAGATCTCCCGTCAGAATGCTGTCTTCGGGATGCTCAAGGTGAAGGTTTTGCATGAGTTGGTTGCGAATGAATGTATTATAAAGGTAAATTCTGCCCAAACAAAAAAGATTGTGCCACTTAAAAAACTGGCACAATCTCTACGTTTTGGAAACCTTGTGTGATAACGTGCTTCTCCCACATGGAAGCATCTTCAATTTTATAAAAAGTTGCGACTTGCTTCGCTTTTTTATTTTTTTTGTCCTTGAGATAAATGACTTGATACTTCATGATTTAGAGGATCGGGATTTCAAGTATTTTAAATGTTTCCACTGATTATTATAACAAAGAACTAAGAGTCTTTCATTCTTGTGTAAACAACATGCTTGATAATTTTCACAATCTTTTGGGCGAACGTTTACTTCTATAGTAATATAATTTTTATCTTTGAAATAAACCCAACCTTCAATACCTTTTGTCCACTGCACATAATCATCTACTTGTGGATCGTAACTCATATGAATGCTAACTCTAACGGACTAAGTTTTAATTGCATTGCAGAATATGGTGTCGTCTTATCTATATCCACGACGGATCCCACTGTTGAGGAGTTGATTGGGGCATGGTATTCTTTTGTCTTGGAATTGTAGAATCCCCAAATACAACGGACTGGACTACCGTTGTTGTAATCAAACCGACGCTGATGAAGAATCCAAATAGCAATAACATTACGTTTAAATTGTACTTGCTCATAAGAATATCCTTTCGGCGGTAAGTGTGGGAATTCAACTATCACGGACTGCACGAAGGTTATTAGGATTATAACCTCGCTCTAGGTAATCTTGAAGTTTTTGATCACATTGTTCTCTTGTTAGTTTACATGCGGATTCATCAATCAATTCCCAACCATTTGTGAATAGTTCTTCGATTCGATAAAGTTGTGTCACGTCGTAAATGCCTCCAGAAGTCCAGACTCGTAATCATCCTGCAATGCAAATTTTTGAGATTTAACTACTGCTTGCATGATCAAACCAGTATGAGGTTCGTCCCACAATCCTTCATTTAAAAGAATTGAATGACATTCAGTATCACTACTTGCAATTGCAGCAATTAATCCTCCATATTCTGAACTGGGAAAAGGTTGATTGAAATCAATCAAATACAAATACTTCATTAACCTCATTTGTCTAACAGTCTTATCATATCAGGAATTTTGGCATTAGTCAATAGGTCACTTTTCAAACTGACCGCCCTATGTATTTTTTACCAGTGGAAATACAATGGGCACAATAAATTTTGCCCGTTGAAGACATGACTGCTCTGTTGTTGAGTGACATATTATTTATACAAGAAAAGGGGCATTTCTACCCCTCCCCCGCCTGTAGAGATGTCACTCAACTTCAGGCATTATTATTTAGTGTAAGAATTTTTATTTGTCAAACAACTGAGTTGTCGCTCAACTTCAAATTTGATGGGAAGAAGATGCGAAGACATAAACCCATAGTAAGGTCCTTCTTTAAGGAGTTCGGAGATATTGTTAACTTGCTGAAGTGCAAGAATCAATTTCATGCGGTGTTCCATTCAAAGAAATTCCTGAATGTAATAGTCCACTGTCACCTCCAACTCACTTGCTTTTTGTTCATAGAAGTTATCAGTGTACTGCTTAGCACAAACCCACGCTTCATGATTAAACTGTTCGACTTCGGAATGTTTCATAAAGTCTTCAAATGCGTTCATAAACTGTTGGATGTCTTCGTCGTTCATTCTACTTTACAATCAGGGTGCCAAACTTTAAGTTGAGAACAATAGTGCTCTTTAGCATTCATTTGATCATACCCATCAAACATTTTTTGATCACGTTGGATGAGAAAAATATTCCACCCAACAATAAATCCAATTCCACCTATAATCAGGTATCGCATTTTCATTTGAATGGAAAGTCCTCAATTACTTTTGTAGTATAGGTCAGAAGGATGGCACCACGTCGTTGCGTAGACCAGTTTGTGAAGTGTCCATCTGCTCCCAGACACTGTAAAGTTTAGTATACAATGCGGGAACACTTCCGTATTCCCGTGCAATTCTATTCTCCTCACGTAGATTAAGTTCTTGCAGTGCAGATAGAATCACACCAATTTCATGAACATTTAGGTTTACTGTAGTTTCTGTCATTTCTTTTTTTCCTCCTTTTGTTCTTTGTAAGGAACTTGTCCAGTCTCATGATATTTGATGATATCATACTTGAACTTACATTCAAGTGGTTTTTCATTACAAAGTTTCAACATTGATTTGATAGTTGTTTGTGTGCCAAAGTTGCCACCAAAAGCAAATCCAATCATTCCACATATCATCAGGATTGGATAGTACACATAATCTTTCTTCATCAGTCCCAACTCACATTTTGTAGTAGAAATCCTGGCATGACATAAGTCCAGGCACCTTCTTCATTCACTCCACCAACCTTATACTCCCACTTGTATTCATACTTATTATGACTATCCCAAGTCATGTATCCTTGAGTCTTATCAAATCGACCTTTGATGGTCAAACCATGCTTATTAGAGAAGATGTTGCGTGTGCGGAGTGCTCCACCCTTTTCACGAGTTTCAATCACCACACAGGTATCAGGATAGGT